CATTGGAATGCACTCAAGGTTCTCAATGTCAAGGTTGAGGTTGTTGCCATCCTTAAATCTAACCACATGACCTTTGGGTATTGGTCCATAAATAGACTCCCATATCAACCTATGAGTGAGCACCCACAGGCTATCCTTTACCTTAGTGTATGAGTAGGGCCTTCCTGTCTTGTCATACCGTATACTTGTTGCATTAGGCTCCCTGGTGTTGAAGGGCTTGTTACCAGGTTTGTACATGGTACCTTCCACCTTAGCATAGAGCTCACTGCTCATCTTTTTACCCTTGTTGTGAGGTATGTGACCAGGTTGCCATCTGCTATTAGTACCTGCTTTGAGGGATAGTTTTTTATTCTGCAGGTACTTAATACGTGGGTTCTTCTTTATCCCCATGTTGAACACTCTGTTGTAGAGCTGTGAGGTAGTGTATCCAAGGTAGTCACATAGTGCCCTGCTTGGTACGGTAGGGTAAAGTATCCTAATTAACTGCTCCTTATTCATGCCTTGATAATTTTGAAGTTACCCATTGTACAATCCCCTGAAAGCAGGAGCTCTTTTTGTTTCCACTTGCAGAGTCCTCTGCTGTTGAACACCCACTCTCTAATGAGCTGGGTGTGGATATAGTATTGAAGTCGGTACATTTGGCTTTGCATTTTAAGTATTCTAAATAGAGGGCCTCATTGAAAGACCCCCCTCTATCATGGGCAAAGGACTGAGACCTCCACCACCGTGCACATTCATATAGTGTTTTTCCTTTCATAGTGTATCTTCGTAAAAGAGTTTCATTGTGTGAGCATTGGGTCCATCAGGATGCTTCAGTGCCTCGTTAATTAACTGCTCAATGGCCTTGAGCTCGGATAGTGTTAGCACATAGCGGAGGTCTCTTAAGATATCATCCCCTGCATAGAACTCCTGCCAGGCTATCCATGCAGGTCTATTCGCACTATATTGCAGGTATGTCACCATCCCCATTATCTCGGTTCCGGTATCTCTTGTGAACCTTACATCCACATTGTAGTTGTCATGAAATTCCATCCAAGTTATCTGCATAGCATAAAGATTAAGAGGTGATACATAGCTACAGGAACAGCTACCACCACAATGGCAGCAAATACATCGTCAAGTACTTTATTTTTCATTTGGAGTCAAATTTAATCGGGTTAATAATTCGTCAAGTACAGCCCATCTTGTTGCTGCATGGTTAGTACCACTGTCATGTGGACCAAAGGCATCAAGCATTTCCTGCATTTCATCCCGAAGCTCCTGCTCCATGTCCAGGATGATCATTTCCATTTCAAATTCTCTTGTCATGATTAAAGGTTTTCAAAGGTTAATTGTAAAATCATCTCACAATGAGCTTGAGCAGCAGCTTGCTTCTCGATATTCTCATCATCATTAAGGTAATCAAATGCCTCGCTATCTGTAGTGATGCATGATACCTCTACACCATTAACGGTGCCTGTTACTCGGTAGTGACCGTAGCTTTTTGTTCTATCAATTCTTACGTTTTCTGTTGTCATAACTAAATGTTTAATTGTTAATACTTGACAAATATACAAAAAGTTTCAATGTTGACAAATTATCAACGAAATTTAGAATGATTCTAAATAAGGAAATTAACTTAAAGGCGGTGAAAAACGGTTAAATTATTAACCTAAGAGATATTTTTCTTTCTCTTGTAGATGTACTCCTGGTACTTAGTGAATACCAAATGGTTTATTTTGTTGTGTTTTTTGCAGTCTCGGCACTTTAGCCAATGGTGAACGGTGCCTGCAGCAGTAACTACCTTCTTGTTGTATACGTAATTAGTGCTACCGCACTCAGCACATTCATACTTCTCACCTCCATGTTGAACTGCATAGTGATGCTGTGGGGTTGCATAGCTGTTGAGCTTATTGAATACAGCCTCAAGTACCTCTACATCCATCTTGCAATATGCTACCATCTTATCCAGGGCCTGTTGGTCTTTGCGAAATACGATATCCTTCCACAAATCAAGTCCTCCTGTATCCATCTTAGCACCTACCTTGAGCAGTTTGGCAATATAGTCGAGCTTGTTGCTGTTAAAATTAAAGTATCTTTTAGCCCATTTAAGGGTGTCAATAGTCTTAGGTGATGGCATAACACCAATACCATGGAATAAAGCCCTTGTACGTAACCATTTAAGGTCAAACCTATCACCATTGTGAGCTACAATCTCATCTGCCTCATGTAGTACCTTAATGAACTGCTTGAGCATTGCCTTGTCACATTGGCTCTTGGACCATGTTAGGCTGTGTATCTCATCCTCACCCTCCCACTTGTAACAGATGCAGATGATAGCACGCTCATGGATGATATCACCCGGGTTGATAGTTAGGTTATATCCTGTGCGCCAGAATATACCGACATTGAAGGAGGTTTCAATGTCATAAAATAAGCGTTTTCTCATCTGTTGAGTTTGGTGAGCACTAAGGACCACAGTAACCTAAGCACAAAAGGGATAGCAAGCCCTAACCAAAAAGGCCACCATCTTAGTCTATATTTCACCACCTCATGTTTTTTGGTTATGACATCACCTTTTATCTTCTCTATTTTGGTACGGTACTTCCACTCTATCCTTGTCTGCCACCTGGTCTTAGGTATCTCAACAGTGCGGTACTGTATTACCGTATCCTTGTAGGTGATCACCTTCTCCCATACTATGGTATCATTCTTAATGACAGGGATGCTGTCCACAGTAGCTATGCGGATGGTATCACTATCCTGGACTACCTTTAGCCCATTCTTAAGGGCTTTCTTATAGTGCCATTGTGCTCTCTTAGGAGCTGAGCAGGATANNAATAAGGGTAAAAAGTATCTCATAATGCTTGTAACATTGCTATCATTCGAGGGCATGGGTAGATATCACTCTTATCCTTCCTTACTGAGTTGTGTGTGTAGATGCCTGGAGTACCTTTGAAAGCCTCAGTATCAATGGCAAATATCTCTTTTCTATAGGTCTTGGGTATGTTGTAGGTTTCGCAGAGGTACACCAATAACTGCCGGGTGCTTTCAATCTGCTCATCCGTATACTTATGCCATAGTACATGACCTTTGAAGGGCTTATCAAGTACGGTAACCTCCGAAGGATCTACCACGCTCTTGACATAGTTGATGTACTTACCATTGACCTGCTTTAATGGGCCCCAATTGCAGACCTCAATACCCACACTTAGCTTGTTGAGGTTTTGATATCTAAGCCCATGAGGTGCAAAGTCTTGATTATCTATGCCAAGGTGGTAAGCCCAATGCTTGGAGCTGAAGCATTGTACTATTGTACCCTTGTTACCAATGACGAAGGCAGTAGCTATCCTGGTATCATTGCTGTTCCAAAAACGAGCTACCCCAACAGCATTGCCATTGCCTGCTGTATGGTGCAGATATATCTGCTTTTTTGGAGCCTCCTCTTGGAAGTATTGGTCATTAGATAGGCGTTCCTGTAATATCTTGGTTGTGTCTAATCTCATCTGCATCTTTCTTTAACTCTTTTGCTCTTGTGATTAAATTCTTAGCACTTATCCATAGGTCTATACCCTTTACTGCCTTGTAATTCTCATTAATACTGACCACCTCAATGGATACCAATACCAATGAGAGCATTTTAGTCAGCATCAAAGGAACAGAAAAAAATGTTAAGATGATATCATTAAGGATAAAATAATCAATGAGATAGAATAAAATAACGGTTATTTCATACAGCAACATCTTACTGATCACTGTGGATAGCTTGCGAGAGGTCACAGGTTGCTTAAGTTTCTTGGCCTTCCATATACCGGTAACTGTATCCACAAATATGGCGAATCCAATGAGGAACATGAGCCCCGTAATAGGCATAAAAAAAGCACCCATCATGGATAGGTAAAGCGGCCACTTATTCTGCAGTGCCGTTGTTAGAATTGTTAATTGTGCTTTCATATTGGTTGTATAGTATGGTGTATATATCGTAGGTAAGTATGACCCATCCTGCAAGGCTAAGGTAATTCTCAGGCTGTTGGAGCAATGCAAGGCCAAGGCTAAGCATAAACACATGGTATGCAATACCCAAGCAGTTAATCAATGCCTGCAATATCTTTAGGAACACAAATTGTTTGTCCATCGGTTGTTATTATGTGAATATAAATATCATCTATCTGCTCCCATTCGGTGAAGGTATATGTAATATCGTTGACTGTTACGCTATGCATACTTCTGTACTATTACTCTTTTCCATGCTGCTACATCTGTAGCTGATGCTGAGTGCTGCACGGTAAAGATGAGGTAATTATCTACGGTCTTATTGAAAGGTATAGGACTAAGAGCACTGATGCTGTAGTCATTGGATGCACTGGTCCCTGTATTGAAGCAGTTCAAATTAAATGCATCCACAAAAATATTGCGTTCAAATCGTTGGAACCTTACTGTGGTAGCCATTGCAGCACCCGAACCAAGAAATGTAGCACCTGTTAAGCTGTTGGTAGTGTTGGTGTAAAATCTAAATGTTGTTGAACCCGAACCACTTACAACAGTACGGTCAATGTATGCCTTGATATAGATAGTATTATTTGTAGCAATAGAATTGGCAGGTATCAATACAGTTGCACTGGTAGTGTTATTGAGTCCGTTAACACCTATACCTGTAACACTGCTAATAGTTGTGGGGTTACCACTACCGGTAACAGTCAAATCACCCTCACCAAGTACGGATGCTCCGTTGATGGTCTTGATGTTCGTACCACTAACCAAGGTATCCTGTTTGCCTAACCTACCTGCAGCAACTGCTTGGTCAAACAATGCAGCCTCATCATCGGGGCCCACAGGGTACTTGCTTGGTTTAATGTTGTTACTCATCCTACAATTAAGGTATTAGATGTAAAGGTATATGAGGTCTCAGTATCAAGGGCAATGGTCACATAAACCACATAAGAGCCATCTATTGGGGCTTCAATTAACTCGCTTATTCCATCAGTAGTGAGTGCTCCATCCTGGTTGAATACATCATCTATATATATCTCATAGCTGATGGACTGAAATACAACATCCTCAGCTAATTGAAAGTAAAGAAACATGATATCATGATCAATGTAGATATTAGGATCATCCGTTAAAACTGATACGGTTGTCCTGTTATCTGTATCCTGTGAGCTGATATTGGTCTCTCCTGAGTAGCTATTGATAACTACCGTACCATACCCCTCAAGGGCTCCGTTAACAGCAGCCATACCAAAGCCATTCTCAATGCTGTACGGTTGCCCCCATCCTATATCATTTGGCATTGTTGCTGTTTAAGTAGGTTAATAGTTTTTTGATGTTGTTTTTATTCGGCTTTCTTACAGTACCCATCCTATATTGTAATTGTTAGTATCCGGATATATGTCACCATTGCTGTTCGTGTGGTACTCGGGGTAGAGTGCATTGTTGAACTGCAGGTGATCAATCATTCTTTGAGTATAGTTTTGAGCTATATCCCTCTGCTTGGAGATAAGCATATCAAGCTCGGGTTTCTCAATGGGGGTAGCATTCTCACTGCTGTGCTTGAATACCCCCTTGTTAGCAATGGTATACACACTGAAAGGTAGGTATTCCACCATGGCCCAATGGATAAGACAAGGCTTTACATAGGTAGTCAGTAGGTTGAGGTAGGGCTGTTGTATCTCATCAATGGCTTGCACGGTGATGGTAGCATTAGCCCCTCCACCTGTAATGGTTAGTACATCACCTACGGTGTACCCTGTACCTGCAGTAGCTACGGTATAGGATGTAATGATACCTGCAGCTGCAACTATATCAACGGTAAACCCTGCTCCTGTTCCTCCTGTGGTAGCTATCCCTGTTCCTGTTGTATATCCTGTACCTCCTGCAGTCAAGGCTGTGGTAGTAGGCACACCCGTACCACTCACAGTGTTAAGTACATCGGCCTTAAGTTTGTTGAATAGGTCAGTACCGAGGTAGTTTTGAAGGTGAATATCTTGAGCTACCTTTATCCATTGGATGAAGTTATCAGTATCCACATTGCCATTGACTGCAGTGTACTTAACGAGGTCCTGTCTTGTGATGAATAGTGCTTCCATTATTTATTGTAATCGGGGTGGTGTCCATTGTTAGGCATATCTATCGGAGGAGTATTAGCCTCACCTGAGCCTCTTGGGTTAGGTTGGTAGCTCTTAGGTATGGTTGCTACCTGTTCGTTGCTTGAGAGGGCTTTATCGGGCCTCAATGTTCCATCGGGGTTTTTCTTCCGTTGGTATAGTTGCTCAGTCCAAAAGTGACCACAATTTACACCACCTTTGAACTTGAATAAATCATAAGGCTGTCCTTTGTGTCCTAACTCCTCATTCACTCCTGCTCTGCTTGCAGCATCAATGTCCTCCAATCGGTATACCACTCCGTTGTTGGTACGTCTCATCATCTGCTTGCAGAAGTCTCGGCTGTTATCCTTGTTGTATCTCTCACTGTACCTGTATCTTACCTTGTAGATGGACTTATCAAGATAGCTAAATCCATTCGGGTTGCTCTTTATCACAGATGCAAGCCTCTGCAACATGGATGGTTTGGGTGCCAATACTCGGTTAGCCCACTCTTCAGTGCTGTCATTATCATCGGAGTACTCTCTCTCCTCAACAAGCTCCCATACCTCTCCATCCACTTCCTCCCCATCAAGGTTTCCAAGGACCTCATTGAGTACCTCATCACTTACATCCTCTTTCTTGAGCTGTACAGGTACAGGCTTCAATCCTACCAATGACCTAATCTCATCAGGTGTCATGGACTCAAGCACCTTGTTAGCTACCAATGGGCTCATCATGTTGATGGCATCAGTTACCTTAGTGGCCTCATCCGTTGTAGTCAAGTCACCACCTGCATCTAATGGGTTAAGAGTCTCAAAATATAGCTTCAAAGCAATCCCATTATAGGCAAGTATCTTATCAAAGGCATCAAGCATGACCTCCTGCAGTGGAGTGATCACCATGTTATTGAAGAGTATAGCACTATTCTTGAGCTCATCAGCATTAGAGCTGAAGCCTGTAGTGGTAGCTATACCGAATAGCAAGGGGCTTGTAACATTGTGGCCTATCAATATCTTACGTACACACTCCTCACTTAGGTACTTGTATAGCTCAGGAGCTTGCTGTACAGGCATGTTCTCAATGGTGGCCGCTTTCTCTTTATCCTGGTTAAAGCTCACCACTATCTTATCTCCACCAGGTCCTGTGAGCTTATTCATTACATCACTCTTGACCTGCTGCTGCTGCTCTTCACTTGGTACACCATTGTTGAAGTTGATGATAGTGGAGGGG